CCAGTTACGCCAGCATTGGCAAGGGTTGTTGCACCGCCCCCGAACATATTGCCGAGGTCGATCTTTTTGTTTTTAAGTTCATCGAGGGATTTGCCCATTCCCTTAATACTGTTAGCAGTCGAATCAAAGAAATGCCCGACATCCTGAGTCGCTCCGTTAATATCTTTGAGGGCGGCTTTAGCCGCACCACCTATGCCCGGCATAAAAGATAAACCCTCTAGCATAAGTTTCATTGGACCCGTTGCTAGTTTCATAACTGCCGTTACGACATCGCCAAGAATCTGAATGAACTCACCAAAGCCACCTACGCCAGCCTCGGCAACATCGATAACGATATCTCTGAAAGTCTTAAAGTGATTCCACGCATAAACAATTCCAGCGGCTAAAGCGGCAACTGCGACAACGATTAGTCCGATTGGGTTGGCATCCATTACCAGATTCAAAGCGGCTTGTGCTAATTCGGCGGCTTTAAGTGCCATCTCGTACGCACCCCAGATAGCAACTGCGCCACCAATAACGGCAAGAAATACCTCGAATGCAGATTTGTTTGCTTCGATAAATCCAACAAGCGGCTTGAGAATGTCAGAAATAAACTTAAATACAACAGAAGTGACATCAATGAAAATGCTAATTAGTTTTGTCAGGATAGGCATTACAACCGATCCAACCTTGACTGCCACATCATCGAACTTGGCTTTTAAGATTTCCATTTCGCCAGAGAATGTGTGCGTGTAACCAATAGCCTGACCATTGATCTTTTGATTTAACTCGTCCATCGCCTTAGTAATAGCCTGATTCTTAGGCAAGGTCGTATCGAGAGTGATACCGAATTCCTTAAACGCCTTAGCATTACCCATTTGGGCTTTTTCCAAAGTGCCAGCGGCAGTCGCTAAATCCTCGTGCTTGTAGCGGGCAAGGTCAGCCGCCATTGACATCAAGTTTGTTGATTCCTTCACATTTCCTGTGGCGGTGATCAACTTGTTGTAAGCATTCTCAGAATCGGCAACACTAAAACCGAGATTGCTCATCTTTTCAGTAGTCGATTGGATAACATCGCGGTTAGCGGCAGTATTTACCTTCGCGTTATTCATTGAAGTTGCTAAGGATTCAGTAGCGACCTGAGTATCTTGGACTGCTTTTATCGCATCGTGAAGTCCGGTTGTTAAAAGGTTTAGCCCTTGCGTCATCACATTGCCAGCGAAAACGCCAAGCATTGTGGTTTTAAGAGAACTGAATTTGCTTTCTTGGGCTTTAGCCGTATCGCCGATTTTGTTCAGACCAGCGGTTGCCTCTTGAACTGCCGCAGTTAGATTAGAAAGTTGAACAAGGATTTCAACATTTAATGGTGGGACATCACCTGCCACGGCTATGCTCCCATCGCTCTTGTGATTTCATCACGGATAAACTGCGAAGCCCGACCGGAACTAATTAAATAGTCACGCGCTGGCATCATGTAAGGATATTTTACCCCACTACGCCAGTTCGACGAGCCGAGTTCTACTGCACGAGCATATTCAGCACCCGAGGTTGCGCTCGCTACATAAGTGCCAAAACCTTCTCTGCGAGGCGGCAGTCCTTGGATATTTCTAAACAAGTTACCGGTTGCATAGTTTGGACCTTCACCATTTCTCGGACCAATATGCGGGTTGTGACGAAGCCTGTTATTTTTTTGGATAGGCGGATTCTTTACCCGACTAGCATTTTCTTGAGCGTGAGCGACAAGATCCCTAGTGATCAACTGCGTAGCTCTAAAGCCAGCATTGTCCATCCGTTTTTGCCACGCTTTTAATCCGGCAAAGACTTCATCGCGGTTGTCGCTCAATGCTTCTCCATCTTTTCGATCTTAACTTCTTCGACTGCATCTGCAATCGCTAAAAGCCAATCTGCCCGAGCCGCTGGAAGTTCATCCACCTGATCAGGAGTCCAACCGAACTGATTGGCGAACTTGTAATAAAACCACTCCGTTGTGGGATATTCCAGTTCGTCAGATTTTTCGAAGCCTCGGAGTAAATCCTTTAAGCGTTCGAGTTTTCGGTAGTTACTTTTGGGTCGCTTGCATTCTCCACAGTATTTTTAATGTCTGGGAAAAGTTGTTGCGTTAGATCTTCGGTTTGCTTCATCAAAGCAACATAATCAGGGATAGGCAATTCTTCAATTGAATCTTCCTTTACAGAAGGAATCAAAAGATCGTATGACCAATCCTCAACGATTGTTGCAAGCAAAGCGTTACCAATAGCGATGCCTTTTTCTGCATCTGTTGTCTTATCACCTGCGCGCATAATGCGGTTGCGATCACGAACCTTGAGTTCGCTTGCATCCTTAACAGTTACAGTTGCGCCTGATGGAAGTGTAATCTTTTGTGACATTGTGCCTCCTAGTTAGTTGCCTTGCTTGTATCTTAGCAAAATCTAGGCAATAGGGGCGCGGGATCACGGCGAAGGCGAGCACAGATCAACCTGCCGCCCCTATTGCGTTCTAGTTTATTAAGCAACTGCTCCAGAAACGGCATTCTTAACGACCCACTTGATAGGTGAGTAGCCAGTTGTGCCAGCATCGGTCAAGTTACCCTGCGCGTTGAAATCGACAACAACTTCTACGAAATCCTTTGAGCGTTCGATAACTGCGAGTGTGTATGCACCCTTAGTCATTGTTGCTTGGATCTGAGTTTGAGTTGCGCCTGTTCCAGTTGTCCAGTTAAAGACGAGAGCAGGTTGTGTGTTAGTGAGGTAGTTTGTAAGTTGTGTGTCGTTTTCCATAAGGAAAGTTGCCTTGCCAGTAACTTCCAGAGCACCAAGAAAAACTTGATAAGGAGTCTGCACATTTGCTACGCCGTAGATCGGAGTAACAGGGCGTTTCATATCAATGTTGCCCATTGTGTTGTTGGAAATTGTGGTTCCGCCAACGCTTACAGTTCCGTACCATACTGCGGTTGGCAATACAGTCGTAAATGATGGAGTTGGTGTGCTGGTTGTAGCAGACTGCCAGCCTGTTGATTTTGCATCGTATTCGAGCAATCCGTCAGCACTCCACTTGAGAGAGAAGTCTGAGAATTGGTGACCAGCCCAAGAACGCACATTCGCACCATAGAAATCGAGAAGTGTGTACGCGGCAGGTTGTGCATCTGATGCAGTTGTTGTGGTGTTCTTGAGAGCGATTGTGTGAGTGTATGGAGCAGATCCAGTAACGACATCTTCGCCAAGTACGCCAGCAATAGGGTAAAGAATTGTGTCAGCGAATGCTGGTCCACCAAAGTCGAAAGTTGAGTGGATACGACCCTGAATGTAGTTGTAATTCTTTACAAGCGATCCACGCAAGCCCTCATCAAAAAGAGGTGTGTAGATATCTTGTGGCTTGACTGTTGATGCGGTTACAGGAATGTAAGCGACCGGAGTTGTTACTGCGGTTCCCTTAGTGGTTTCTTTAGCGATTCCAATATAACTGCGGTGTGTATTTTGAACTGTCATTTACTCACGCTCCTTGCGTTGTATCAGACGAGGCTGATGGTGTAGTTACTGGTGTTGTTTTCTTTGGTGCAGAAGCGAGAGTGACATCGGCTGAGATAACCTCATCCGCGGACTCAAAAGTGTCACCGGGCTTGACTGTTAGCCCGAGAGTTGGAAACTCGCGCACATCGTCCCCGTTATATTGGTAAGTTGCCATTGTTCTCCCTAAGCCTGAATCATTTGTGTAACATCGAATCGAATTTCTGCAAAAGTTTCCGTAGCTCCGTTATCCGAAGTTGTAGGTTCCCCGTACAGACAATCGATCACAGGTTCCGCGCCTTGCCAGACATTCACTTGAGTGGAATCACCAAAGTTGTGACTGGCGCGAAGCGTATTCTTGATGTTGTCGATAAGTGTATCAAAATCCGCCATAGCATCTTCGGCGTTATTTTGTAAAGAGTGGTGAAAGATCTGCAACACGACTTGAAAATCCACACGCTTCCAACCATTAGTTGCACCACCAATAGCCAAACGAGTTTCGCGCTCGCTTGCGATAAAGATTACGGCGGCGGCTCGACTCATTTGCCCCGCAGTTGCATTTACCTGATAGTTGATGCGCTTAGGAAACGAGGTAAAAATCTGATTGAGCGTGGCGATATTTGCCCCAGTCAGATAGTTGTAAAGAGTAGAGCGTAACTGTACGCGACCCACGCTGGACATTAGCGCATACGCCTAAACGGAGCGAGCA